GACAATAAATAATCTCGGCAGCCTATTTTCATCTCCGCCCCCCGGCTCGTTGCTGGGGGGTTATTTTATGCGCAAAAAAAATTCTGTGGATTTTATGCAGCCAAAATGCCGATGGGCAAGCCGAGACTATTATGCAAAAGAATCTCAAAAAAAGCGATACTGAGGTATTACAGGTAAACTCGCATAAGCAGGGCTGTGCGAACAGATGGGCACAGCGTGAGGCCAACCCGGATACACAGAGGCCACCTGGATACACCCGGTTAACATTCATTGGCGCAGTTGGTCAGTGCCGTCAGGTTATGATACCCAAAGCTTTACCCTTGAGATGATCTTGCCGGTGGTAATAATCCGGTAAGAACTGCTTGTAATGAATAGTATAAGAGAAACTTATATTGAAATTAGCTAAAGAAATACAAATAGGCGAATAAGCCGCAAAATTAACAAAAGAATCGTGATGTATAAGAAATAGTTATTACAGTATAAGCAGAACTTATACAAACATAAGGAGAAAAACGATGTTAAAGAGAACAGGGATCATAGTAATCGCAGTCCTGATGTTGCTCGTAGCAACCTCTGCTATGGCTGCACAAACAGCAAAAGTATCATACACAGACAGCTACAACTGGCACGGCTTTAAGCTCTTTGGTGATGAGTACGTGCATCCCGGCGTCGCTACGCAAGTGAACGGAATCGATTTTGAAGCTATTTCACACATCGGAAATGCCCACGACGATATAGAATACTGGGATACTGCTGTCGGCTACACATTACAATTTGCCGGACTCGATCTGAAGGCGGGATATGGATATCTCATTCTGCCGGGCATGGATGCCCAGGAGTTCGGCCTGACTGCACAGCTACCCGGTGCGATTGCTCCACGCTACACGATTGCTCATGTAGAGCTCGACACGGGCGACAGCGGTCAATTTCATGTGATTGGCGTAGATGTTGGCCTGGGCGAGCCTGACAAGCTGGCGGCTGTCCTGAGCGCTGAAATCACCTACAACGATGGTGTACTCGGCATTGAGGATTGGACGCACGCAACGGCAGGTATTGTACTCGATGTTCCCGTTGGTCCTGTTACGATCCAGCCCGGCGCCTGGTATCAGTACACGATGGAGCCAGCGGCCCTCATGTGCGAGGAAGACGAGATTTGGTACGGAATTGGCTTGATCTACAAATTTTAACGTCGCAGGACTCGATTAGAGACATTAAATCCGGCCGGGCTGAACAATAGTCCGGCCATTTTAACAGAAATGAGCGCAATCATGACAGATGAACAGCAAGCTAATCCAGTTGGTCGACCTTCATGCTACACAGATAAGTACGCCGAACAGGCATACAAACTCGCACTTCTTGGAGCCACTGATAAGGAATTAGGTGATTTCTTCGACGTGTCCGAGACCACGATTAACAACTGGAAACACGCTTTCCCTGAATTTCTTGTGTCCATAAAAAGGGGCAAAATCCAGGCTGATGCAAATGTGGCCGAAAGGTTATACCTGCGAGCAATGGGTTACGAGCACCCCGAGACCAAGGTGTTTTGTTCAGAAGGTGAGATCACAACTTATGAAGTAACTAAGTTTTATCCGCCAGATACCGGGGCCGCGATGGCATGGTTAAAGAACCGGCGACGCACAGCGCCATTGCCGTGGACAGACTCTCATGACGTGACCAGTGGTGGTAAACCACTCCCCCAAACAGTAATCTCATTCCTCGATGCTTTGGGCCGTCCTGGCGATCCAGACGAGGTTAAGCCTGACATACCTAATGCCGTGCCCGAATAAAGAATTTGCTGACGGCGCTCACTACCACCAGCGGGCGCTCTTTTACTCCTACGACATGATGCGTAAGGCGGAAGTAATCGCGCCGCAGACATTTCTATGCGAGTGGCACCGAAGATGCCGTAAGACCACCGCGGCACTGAACTTAAACATCCGCGAAGCATACCGAGTACCCAAATCCAAGTATGGCATGATCGCGCCAACACAGGTAATGGCTCGCAACATCATCTGGGACGATCCGCGTATGCTCAGATCCTACCTGCCCGACAAACGCGAAATGGATTGGAAGATGAACGAGCAGAAAATGCTTGTAACATTTGCCAATGGCTCGCTCCTGAAGTTCGGCGGGGCTGATGAGCCTGATTCATGGCGAGGTACGGACTTTGTTGGTGTGACGTGCGACGAGTGGGCGCTGATGAAAGAGAATCTATGGACGGAGATTCTTCGTCCTGTAATTGGTGGTCCACTGCCTGACGACATTAGGCAGAAGCAGCTATTCCGATGGGGCATGTTCCTCTACACACCCAAGGGCATGAACCACGCGAGCCGCATGTTCGATGCTGCCTGCTGCCTCAATGATGGCGGTACGTTGCCGGATTGCGGTATTGCCAGGAAGCTCAAGCCCAACACATTCGCCTCACGGGTAATCGGTGAGAAGTCCGGCATATTCAGCAATGAAGAGCTGGCACGGATGAAGGAGGAGATGCCAAAGGCTCTCTATGATCAAGAGATCAACTGCTCGCGAGTTACATCAGAAGAAATGACGCTCATCACGTCAGATATGATCCATGCTCTCAATAATCATCACGCCAAAACTACCGAATCATATCGTGAGGTGCGTAAGATAGTCTCAATTGACCCAGCTTTCGGCGGCGATGTTTGCAGGATTATGGGGATGGTCAATTGTGAATCCAAGGTGGATGATCGTATCCGAGACAGACATCTGACGTCAGAGATTGTGATGGCCGCTAAGGTTGTTGCTGACAGCATAGGAACAAAGAATTTCATCTGCGACACGATTGGTGTGGGCCTCGGCGTCGCCGATGGCCTTACTGCCGACGCCGCCGGCTACAACGTACAACGATTCAATTCATCGCATAAGGCCAAAGAGAGCAAGGACACGCTCGATGCCTTGCAATGTGCGAATCTGAGGGCAGAAGCGTATTTGTACGCCTCTCAGCAGGTCGCTAAATTCAACACTGGCCCGATTAAAGACGTTGAATTGCAGCGCCAGTTACCATTAGCCTCACGCTATAAAGTACAAAGCAGTAGCGGTAGACTGCTCATAATGCCGAAAGATAAGATTAAAGAAGATTTGGGCTGTTCACCGGACGATGCCGATTGCTGGATCATGGGTGTCTGGGGTAGCAAGAATGTTGAGCCCGAAGTTGATGGAGTTGTTTCACTTTACGGCGCGATGAGCTGCGTGCCGAATAGTTACCAGTTAGGAATATAGCCATGAAGTTGACGGAAGAACAAATATCAACGAAGTGCCGGCAGTTCATTCTGGACTCAAGAGAACCCGGTAATCGCTCGGAACAAAAAGAGCAGGCGATGTTAAACCAGGACTTCTTCCGCGGCGGCAAGCGCCATTGGACTGCGGAGGAGTACGAACTCTACACTTCGAAAGGCGTATCACCTGTTACAATTAATCGCTGTAAACCTGTTATGAAGGGTCTGCTCGGTATGTATTTGGCCAGTAAGCAGGAAATCGGCGTTAAGGCCCGCAGGGGTGGAACTACTACCGTTGCGCAGGTGCATAAGGAAACTCTCAAGCACACACAGGACGTCAGTTATGCAGATTACGTTTATTGCCAGGTGTTCATGCGGGGCTGCATCGATACGGAAAGCTATTTGAAACTCAGAATCGATCGCGCAATGAATGTCAATGGCCAGCCGGTCCTTGAGGGTAAGAGCTTATGGGATATAGATGTAGACCATAACGCCAATGAGTACGATCTCAACGAATCCGCGGCGTATATCGTCGAGAAGGACTGGATGGATCAGGATATCATCAAAGCCCTATGGCCCGACCAGGACAAAGAAATCGGCGCTGCCGTCGGCGCACTTGACTCACTGGACAAATCCGCCGCCGACAGGTTGGCGACTATTGCTACCACCGAAGGCGATGTCGATGTCGATGACGACGAAAGCGAAGCCAGGGATCCGGAAATGTTACGGAAGTACAGGTATAAGCTGCATCGCGTACACTGGAAAGAGATCATCCCGGCACTAATCGTTAGCGATACGCAAGAGCACACAATGGCTATAATCACCGACGAGAAGAAGGTCATTAAGCTCAACCGCAAGGCAAAGAAGAGCGTGAGGTATAGAATCTCGAACCACGCAGCTAAAATGCTGCACGAGACCATCTTCCTGGGCAATCACATGCTCGAAGACGTTACGGAGCCTTTAGGCAAGGGCGTTACCGACT